GCAATGGGCAAGGATCTTGATCAAATGATTGAGGCTGTAGCGGATGCCACCACTGGCGAGTTTGAGCGATTAAAAGAGTTTGGAATCAAGGCTAGTCAAGAAAATGGCAAAGTGTCGCTGACATTTAAGGGTCAAACCACTACCATTAGAAATAATGCCAAAGAGATTGAAAAATACCTCCTTGATCTAGGCAATGTGGACTTCGCTGGTGCTATGGAAAACCGCATGAAAACCCTAGATGGATCTATTGCGAACCTTGAAGATACAATTGATGGATTATTCCTAAAAGTATCACAATCAGGTATTGGTGATGCAATTAAAGCTGGTGTGGATGGGGCTAGTGAGTCATTGGAAACTCTAGGGGATAACCTAGATACGGTTGGTGATATTGCTTTGGTGGTGGGCGCTATATTTGCCGGAAGATATGCCTCCAGTATGGTTGGCAGTATTCAAAAAACAGTTGCTGCAAGCATTGAGCAAAAACAGGCATTAGTAGCTGAACAAGCCGAAAGCGTAAAACTACTTGGTGTTCAGGCGCAAAGAGCGCGCCAAAACGTGGCCTTAGCTTTAACCGAGGTGAATCTAGCTCGTGCAGACTTTAATAATGCCACTACAGCAGCAGCTCGCGCGGCTGCAACTCAGCGATTGACAGCAGCAAACATTGCTTTAGCTATTTCTGAGAAACAGGCTTCTATTGCGACAACTGCCTATACAGCAGCTACAGGTGCGGCAACCGTAGCCACAAGTCGACTTGCATCAGCTAAGGCGCTTTTACTGGGACTAACAGGTGGTTGGGTGGGGCTTGGCCTTACTGTAGCTTCTGTGGCGGCAGGCTATTTGATGATGAGAGATGGCGCTGATGAGTCCACTAAATCATTAAGAGAAAATAATGAGTCGGTTGATGATGCAATCAAGAAATACAAAGAGCTTGATGAGGTTAAACGTCGTGCGCAACTTGTTTCTGAAAAAAACACCCTTCAGGATCTGGCGAAGGAATACGATGAAATTAATTCGAAATTAATCACCGCTACTTATTCATTCAGTCGTCATAACGACATGACTTCTGAACAATCAAAACAGGTTAATGCCTTGATTGCTGAATATAAGAAAACCGGTGATATTGATCAATTTTCAGGAAAAATTAACGCTCTAAACTTCATTAACCAAACTGGAAAAGACAGGTTTAATACATTGGCTGGGTCGGTTAAAACGGCTGGTAATGAGTTTAAGAGCCAAAAGTCTGCTGTAGAACAGATGGAGCCAGCAGTTAAGGGGGTTGGTGATCAGGCAAAAAAAACAGCTGGCGAGGTTGCTGGTCTAAGCGCTGAAATTCAAAAGCTTCTCAATATTAACACTGAGGGTGCAACCAAGAGTAAGTACTTAAATGAGCTAGTAAAGCGAAATGTTGATCCGGGACTTGCTGAAATGCTGTATGAAGCTCGAAAGGCTTCCAATTTGATTGGATCAAGTGAAAGACTTAGCACCAAGGTTTTAAATTCGGTTTTAGAGCGCTGGAAGGCAGATCAGGGCCTGAATAAAACCCTTGAAGAACGTGCAAAAATTGAGGAAAAAAATAAGAAGCTTATTGAGGCGCAAGGCAGTGCGATGAAGGTGAATGCTTTGGTTGCGTCTAATGCAGCTAAAGCGAACTATGTTGCACTAGAGTCCGCTAAAGGATTGCCAAAAGGCTTGTTGTCCGCTGTAAATATGACTGAATCGCCAAATAGCAACACTGCTAGAAGTGGTGCTGGTGCAAGAGGTGCATTTCAGTTCATGCCAAAAACCGCCGAACGATTTAATGTTGATGTTAATAGCGTTAATTCCAGTGCAAAAGGTGCAGCCGAGTACCTTGATAAATTACTCAAAATGTTTGAAGGCAACCTTGAGAATGCTTTACGCGCCTATAATTGGGGCGAAGGCAACATGCAGAACTATTTAAAATATGGCTCAGGCATGAAGAATGGTCAGAAGGGATATTTTGCTGACAGACCAATGCCAAAAGAAACACGCGAATACTCAGGAAAAGTGATGAGTTATATGGGTGGAGCGAGTGGCACATCATTTACTGAAAGCTATTCTTTTGACGACTGGATAAAGGAACAAGAGCAATTTGTAATGGAGCGCGAGAAACTCGAAAAGGAAATGGCTGAAAAGCAAAAAGAGCTTGCAATTGAGGTTGCCACCTATAGAGAAAAGGTGAACTCAGAACTCGCTGATAAATTAAAGGAAATTGATAAGGCTGGATTCGACAGTGCAAAAACCGCTGAATTGAAAGCTGAATATAAGAAAAGAGCCGAGATTGATATTCAGGTGTCGGATGCTGCACATAGCGAAAAGTTGGCTGGGTATTCAGACTATTTGAAATCAGAAGAGCAGCTTTTAAATGAAAGCTTTGCTCGTCGTCAGCGCGATCTTAAGCTTGACCTTAGTTTGACTTCGGAGGAGTACACCATCGCCTCTATAGCTCTCGAAAATCAGCGCAAGAAAGAAGTTGAATCGCTCAGAAGGGATGAAAGGTTAGATGTTCTCGAGACTAAAAGAGACTGGATGGGTAAGGGGGAGTATGCCCGGGAATATTACGCATTAGTGCGTGAAGAAATTCTAGCAACATCAACATATTCTCCTGAAAAAAAAGAAGCCATGCTTCAGTATGCATCTTCTCAGCAAAATCGTGAAGAATCCTACGAGCGCGACAGCGCTATTGCAGATTACCGCGATGTAATGGGCTATGGAGAAAATCCGCTAGAGCGACAGTTTGAAGTTTTGCAAAAAATGCGCGAACTCGATCTGTTGAACGAAGAGGCATACCAAAATGCAAAACTTGAACTACAAGCCAAGTCTACCGCCAGCTACATGGAGGGTATGCTTGGCGGCTTTGCATCACTGGTAGATGAAAACTCTAAAACCTATGCGGTGCTTTTTGGTGCTCAAAAGGCTTTTGCAGTTGCTCAGGCGATGCTGAACATTCCAGCGGCATATTCGAAAGCTTATGATGCTGTGGTGGGGACTCCGTTTGTTGGTCCATACATTGCACCGGCGGTTGGTGCAGCTGCGGCAGCCTTACAGGTGGCTCAGGCAGCAAGCATGAAGTCGGTCAATCTGACTGGTATGGCCCACGACGGTATTGACAATATCCCGAAAGAAGGCACATGGCTACTTGATGGTGGAGAGCGCGTTCTTAATCCTGAGCAGAATAAGGATTTAACTCGATACTTGAGTGAGGCACGTGAAAGCAACACTAATAGACCTATCGACAACAACCTGCGCGTGATTATGGTTAAGGATGAGAATGAGGCAAAGGATTGGTTGTACGGGCCAGATGGCGAGAAAGCTTTCCTTTATCACATGAAGCGCAATCGCAGCAAAGTTTAAGGCCCACTTCGGTGGGCTTTATTTTTATTAATTTGAGGACAAAATGAAAATACAAACGTCATATGGCGAGGTGCACGTATTAACAAATTGCCCTCTACTGGATTCAACTGAAAGCCTGGAATGGATGACCGAAGTTCATGAATCATTTGATGGTAGTGAAGAGCGCTATCCACTTCGCGAAGCACCGCGCCAGATCCTGAATTTCAATTACACCCAGCTGCGCAAGGCCATGGGTGATCTATTCCATATGCTCTATGCCAATTTGCGCAGGCAGTGGGGTATTCCACTGCGCCAGGTGAAACGAGTTATTCCCGATATTGTGGATGATGATTACATCATTCTCGATGCAGCAGACACCATAGCCGACCTTAGAGTCGGTTTTGCTTTTATTGAGAGCAGTGAAGGTGCTCAGGTAGTCGAAATTGTCAGTCGTGGCCGCTACATCATTATCCAGGAAGAAATCCGGGACCCGGAAACTGACGAGGTGATTCAGGAACTCGAAACTGAATACCAGGATGGATTCCGGTTGGCTGCCAATGTGACTGCAACCAATGCGGTGATTATGCCACTGCGGATCTGCATCATCGATGGGGATGCCTCAATCAATGCCGGCGGTTTCTGGTCCAATGCCTCAGTTGTTTTTCGAGTACTTGCAGAAGACTTGCCGGAACATGAAGGTGATGTGCCAAAGCAGTACAAAGGCAATGATCTGTATTGGAAGCCATTGATTCTAGATGGCAGTTCACTGGAAATGACATTGACTCAGCATCAAAATATTGTTGACGGTGCAGTAGGTGGTTTTCAGCAGTATACCCATCATGCAAAACCCAAGTATCTCAAGCCGTTTACTTCGGTTTTAAAAGACTGGTCAGAGTTCAATGCTTATCGCCGGTTCTTGTTCCGTCGATCTGGCCGGTCCCGGGCTTTCTGGATGCCGCTGTATGAAAAGCATCTGAATATTTTAAATACCGGCAACATCACCACCAGTTTAAGCACCAATACAAAATACATCGTTGAAGCCGACCGTAAACATATCGCAGTCAAGCGCAAGGATGGCACCTGGTCAGCGCATCAGATTACCGGCCGGACTGGTGGCTCACTTACTGTTTCACCGGCAATTAATGCCCATCGAAATGATATTCAGACCATCTGTTATTTGGGGCTCCATCGCCTTGATGCAGATCGGATTGAATTTCAGTTTTTAGGCGCTGGTAAATCAAGAATTACTGTTCCAATCATGGAGATTGATAACTAATGGCACGTTCAGAACTTTATCAATTTAAGCATGGGGACAAGCAGTGGTTTTTTACCAGTGCACGTAAGGCGATTACTCACAATACAATTACCTATTTCCCGGTGCGCGGTTTAAGCCGTGGAAATATTGAAGATGCCGATATTGATAAGTGTGAAGTCGAGCTGATTTTTCCGCATCCATATCCACTATTCAATGATGCAGATGACAGCTTTACCCAAGTGTTCTTAAACAAGATTTATCTGGAATCAGTGTATTTCACCCTGATTGAGCTGGATGGATCTGAATCACTGGTGTTGTTTAAAGGCCGGGTGACGCAACCAAAATTCGATGACCGTGATAATACGATGACGCTAGTCTGCTCGACTGCAGAAAGCTTTATGCGTCGCAAGATACTGACCCGTAAATATCAGCGTACCTGCCCAAACACGATTTATGACAAGTACTGTGGTCTTGATTTTGATGAGTGGTCATTTGATGTGACAGTGACTGCGATTAATGGCCTTAGTGTGACTTTTACGGTGAAACCAACCCAGGTCAAGGATGCTGAAGGTAATCTGGTATTTGAGCAGATCCCGGTGCTAGATGAGCTGGGTCAGCCTGTTTTGGATGGTCTGGGTAACCCAACTTTTGAAGATGGCGATCCAGCCATGGAAACCAAATCATACGCACCTGGCTGGCTGAATCGCGGTGTATTAAAAAAGGATGGTGTGTTTACCTTCATTATTAACGGTGGAAGTAATAGCGCTCGTCTGTATCGCCAACATATCGGCCTAAAATTGGGTGATGTGGTGCGAGTAGCACCCGGTTGCGATCAGTCGCTAAAAACGTGTCATGAAAAATTTAATAACCACAAGCGCTTTGGTGGTCATCCAAATATTCCGACTGAAAATCCATTAGAAACGCAGTTAATTAAGTAGAGAAAATATGAATATCGAATTGCTTCTTACTGGTTTTGATCCGAGTAATATTTCTGTTTCTACCTCAATCGCACCTTTATTGATTGGTGCTTTGATTGCTGGTGCTGTTTCTCTAATTGTTGGGGTCTACACGTTCCTGCAAATGCGTAAGATGCAGAAAAAGAATCGACCAAAACCAAATCAGCTGGACGGCACAATTGCTGATGAGGGTACTTCATTTTGCGACATTGCCGGCAGTCCGCATGTACATGCAAACATCACGGATATTTGGGGCAAGACGACCTCACCAATTAAACAAAAAGGCGGCAAGAAATGAGAATTTATATGTCGGATATTCGGAAAGCGAAAATGTGCTCTAGTGGAACTAGGGCATTTTTTTTGCGTCAAGGTTGGGATTGGCAAGACTTCTTAAAAAATGGTCGTGATGCTCAGGATTTTATAAACACAAAAGATGCAATGGCTTTGCAAGTGGTTGAGGTGGCTAAAAATGGGAAAAAGTAGTTCACAGGTTGTTGGTTATCGTTACTACGCAAAGTTTGCAGCATTCATCGGCAATCGCATTGAAAAGTTCCTGGGTATTAATTTTGATAATCGTGGATGGATTAATAAGGGTAAGGATGATACATCTGATTTTTTGGCAATAAATAAGCAAAATCTTTATGGTGAAGCAGAGGGAGGGATTGCTGGTGTTATTGATATCCATCTTGGAACACCAGACCAAGAGCCAAACTTGGAATATCAAAAATACTTTCCGCTAGTTTCTGGCTACCCATATCAATCCTATTTGGTATTTCGAGGAGAAGAAGGCCCTGATTTTTCTGGCGTCGGTGGAATATATGAAGAAGTAGCAAATATTCTTGGCGCTAGTGGAAGGTCATCTTTTTATGTCGGCAACTCTGGCTACATGAAAGAGATGTTGTTATGGGTGAAGCGTACACGCGTTAGAAATGACGGTAGTGGGCAGTGGTATGAAGTTCGCGGAGATGGAGCAGTTGTTTGTGAGATTGGCACAAAATCAATGAGTTCTAGTGATATTGAAGGAAAGGATTTTAATTTCTCATTTAAGGTGAAAAACACAGATACTTTTACTCGACCGGGCAGGGAAAATGAAATTATAGATGAGCGCGAAGTTAATGTGGTTTACAAATACAATCCGGCTACGGATAGTTTTATACCAAGTAATTATAGCACTGCTGATTATTATATAAGAAGCCCCTCCTACGGTCATGGTCTGTATTATTACTATGAGCGAGAAATCAATATTCAATTGGCAGGCATGGGGCTGGTTGATTTAATACTTAATGTTAAAATGAAATCACTAGACAGACCTGAGATAGAAATAACAGGGGGCTTTATTAGTTCTATTGATGACCAAACTATTGAATCAACAGATGAGCGCGGAAGTATAAGTCGAAATGGAACATACCGTGCAACTGTTCTCGCACAAGGTAATGTTACAGTGAAACTAACAGTCAATAGAGCTTTGGATGGATTTGAAGAACATATACTTATAAGCACTTTCCAATTATTAAAAAAATCGTTCAGCAAAATATATTTGGATTTGGACGAAAACCCAGATATAAATCCGATTCATAAAATCCGCGAAATTCTTACTGATGATACAGCAATGGGAAAGCCTGGATCAGATGTCAATGATATGAATTTCATGAAAGCAGCAGATCGTATTTATGATGAAGGCTTAGGAATTTCGTGGGCTATTAACGAGAAATCATGTATTGAAGCTATCGAAGAGCTTTGCTATCACGTTGAGGCGGGAATTCGTGTAAATCGTCAAACTGGCCTTTATGAAATGGTTTTGTTTCGTGATGACTGGTTTGATGAAGAGGAAATACACACAATCGCAGAAAACAAGATCAAAGACTTATCTCTTGAAGTAATGAACTCTGATGACATTGTAAATCAATTGAATGTCACGTATTACGACCGTGAGCGCATTAAAAACTCTACTTTCTCTGTTTATGAGAATGGTTCAATTTTAACAATAGGACATGCAAATGCTGAATCGGTTGAATTCCCATATTTTATGAACATGCGAAATGCTGAAATTGTGGCGAACTGGAAGCTAAAACAGTTTTCAACGCCTGCATGGTCTGGAAGTTTTGCGACTGGGTGGAAAGAGGCGCGTAAATGGAATCGTTATGACCTGATTCGCTTACCTTGGTCTAAAAAATGGAATGGCACAATCCTTGTTCGTATCATGAAAATCAATCTTGGTAATTGTGCTGACAATGCTGTGATGATTGATTTTGAAGAGGTGATTCCATATTCAGGCGAGATGAACACATCAATTGTGGTTGACGCTCCGGTTGAATCAGCACCACAAACACCGCAACCAAGTGTGAATGCTGTATTTGAGGTGCCATACTATTTAACTGTGCTTCGCGCCGGTCAAACAAATGCGGATTTGGAATTGTCTAATAACCCAGATATTGGCTATGTTGCAGCAATTGCAGCAAAACCACAAAACAACTCGCTTAACGCATTGCTTTATACGGATGGCGGGGTGGGCAAATTTGAGCAAGTTTCTCGTCTTGATTACTGCGATGTTTTGCAACTCGATCAGCCGATCACTGAAACAACTACATCATTCACGGTCACTGGTATATTAACTCAAACCGCAAATTCAAATAACTTGATTTTGCTAAATGATGAATGGATGGGTTTTATAAGTTTTGATAATGAAACAAAGGTTTTAACAGTGAAGCGCGGTGTGCTAGATACGGTGCCAAAAAAACACAGCTCTGGAAGCTTATTTGTGATTGATCTGCCTGATGTTGCCTTTGATTCAATTCAATACGCACAAGGTGAAATCATTGAGGCACAAGTCTTAACAACAACACCAAGTGGGATTCAGGAATTATCTGTATCTGGAGCAGGGGTGGAGATAAAGTCAAGAGCAATCCGGCCATACCCACCAGCGAATGTGAAAATTAATGGTACTTACTATCCAGAAACAATCATTGTAGCAAATGATATCGTGTTGACTTGGGGTGATAGAAATCGCTTGCAGCAAACTGGTGGCGAGATACTAGGGTTTTTTGATGGAGGTGTGACAGTTGAAAGCGATGTTACTTATTCATATGAGCTTCTTTCTGAAAGTGTGATTCTAAGTAGTGCAAGTGGAATCACGGCAAGCAGCGC